AAAAAAAAAAAAAAAAAAAAAAATATAAACACTGATACTCCAAGAACACTACAAGATTAAAATCGTATATAGCGATAGAGGAGCATTTTTTTGAGTCCAGATGTTTCAAGTATGAAATCTATTGTTTTCATCATCTATGGATCAAATATTCCAGTTGAAAATATGTTCTGAAGTTCGAGATCCCGAAAAGTCGAAAAGGAGGGAAATTGTGACTGGGGGAATGGATGATGCCGGATCGGGGGCCCCACTCTCCAGCGCGTCACCTATTCCTCATCTTTTTTGTTTAGATGGAACAATTGGAAGGTGTGATTTTTTATAAATCAAGCATTTTATGATTATTGCCCTGGTTCAGTTGCTCACAGGTTCACCCAGAGAGAAGGGTCCGCCCTTATTACGTTGGGAGTTCGGAACCACACCTGCTTCAATCTTTCTAACCATTTCTCCGCTACTTTGTCGAATTTCGGGGTCCCCAAAACTTTGTAATTAAAATCCATGTCTGATGAAAAGTAAGATGGGGTGCACCCCCAATGGAATTTGTAGGATACTCTGTCAAAGATCAGTTTGGACTCCAAAAACTCATTTATGGAGTTGAGGAATGATATTTTAATCCCGGTCACTTGTCTTAGTATAGCACCCTTTGAGAGAATTTCCTTTTTTACCTTGCTGTTTATTAGTGCCCGTAAGCTGAATTTGGGATATCGGAAGGGAATTAGTAGAGAGTAACGACAAACGGTGAAACTCCACAAATGATTGTGCACAGGATAGAAGACCAATCCCCCCATCTCTATTATCCAGTTAAATTTCTCAATCGTGAAGTCCGGATGAAGTGTCAACATCGCCAGATAACCCACCAAGACCCTTTGGGCATAAGTGGATGTTATGTAACATGTTTTGGTGATCTTGGCATATTTCTCATTGAACCTAAGAAAATGTGTAGATTTTCTGCAGTCGGCTATGTAAGTATACGGGAAATGGAAGGGGTATTTAGGGGCTGAATCAGGATCATGCTTATCATAAACATAACATGGTAGGGACTGACTAACACTTTTAAGAGTGGCCTGGACATGCTGCCCTGATGTAGAAGAGCTTAGTGCATTGGTATACTTGTTGGCATCATCTTCTCTTGGGGTTATTAAGCTCCATTTTAACAGCTTTTTTTTGAACATAAATTCCTGATTGGCACAAATCTTTGACCCGAATTTTGTTTCCCACAACTTATCAGGGTCTACCGGCCTGGTGGCTTCCCTTGCTCCGTGACCCATTATGTAAACTTCTGATGACCCTTTTGAAGAAAAGTAGCTTCTGGCGATTTTCACATGTGAAAAATAATGCAACATGATGACCAATAGATTTTTAAAGTTTGACCAATTTGAGTAATAGGTTTTGAAGATCAGTAGGGATGTCTTGCTCCAATTGGCTACGTTGCACAAATTTATCAACATGTGAGGAGACTTTTCCATATCCGTGATTCCCCCTCCTTCTGCGTCACATATCATCAAATCCAGTTTAATACCCACTTGTGTTATATACTGTTGGGCATAGGAGTGATCTGTCAAATCACTTATAACTTCATACGTGAACTTTAAACCAATCAACCTTTCCCTAAGTTCAGGGGATCCGGCTAGTGCAGGAGGATAATAATTGCCTAGCGCATTTGGAAATAGTTTGGAGACCTCTATAAGGGAATTGTAAAAAACTTTGAAAGGATAACAAGACAACAATAGTTTTGTGAAACCCCCTGCACCGTCCCCGAAGCACCCAGCATTTTCTGTGGTTCCCAGATGGCCAGAAGCCTGCAAAATAGATAGGAGCTTATACATGGCAGTTGTAGGAAAGCTTTCCGGTTTGTATAGGTGATTTTCGAGGGATACAGCCGGCAAATCCAACAGGATATCCTCATCCTTGATCAAAGAGCCGAATGACATTTCCCAATACGAGGGGACCAAATGTTCAATATGAGAGACAGCGGGTAACGATGACGGGTTGATCTTTTTGATAGGATCAAGTGTGACAGTCACTTCATGCTTGGGCAGGGAGGATATCACACCATCTGCAGTCTCAGTGCACTGGAATAATGATAATGAGTCCACAAATTTCAAAAAGGCTTGAATATCCTCGGAATCCATGTGCTTTCGGAGCAAACCAACATTGTTCTTTAAACAGATTTTAAGGTTCTGATTAAGAAATTCCGATGAACGAGAGAAATGAGGCAAGACCTCCTTTATAGCTAGGTAGACAATAAGATTGTCGGAGTTGGTTATGTTTCTTCCCTCAATCGCTGTTTGATAGACAACTGATAAAAGAAGAGGACTGCTGTCCATTGCCTCTTCCCCTCCCGATGTGAACACCTTCCACCCCTCAAATAATTCTGTCGATGCTTCTCCCCTGAATAGCATTGTAGTCAGCTTTAACAAAATGCCTTTTACACAGGATCCACAAGAATTCCTTGACAAAGATGATTGGAGAGGGGGTCGAATAAACAATGGAGGCCCCGATATAAAATCCATGAAGGACGGATGTTGGAACCAAGATGAAAAGATGCCCATAACTGATGCTGGGATTCTAGACAAAAAGACTTCGAACTCATCAAGACATTGATGGAATGTTATTTCCCTCATTTTATTTTCAAATTGTCTAAACAAGAAATAGCTGAACATCTCAAACACGAAACAACAGAAGAACACGTATGGATTAACCTTCCACACCCAGGCAACGGGGAAAAGCCACCCAGAACGAGATGAGGCTTTTCCATCTCCAATTTCCAATGACAGTTGTCTGACCCGTTTTATAGTTTCTCGGGCGGCCAACCTGCAACCCCTCAATTGCATCCAATTTGGATCCTGTTTATATTTATGATTTGAGGGCATGATTTCATACTGCAAGGCACCTCGAGATGCTTGCAAAAGAGCATGTTCTTTGGGGATCCAGCAAAAAGGAGATGATGGGTTAGACAATATGAGAGTGCCCCACTCTCTATGTGGAACTTCCACCTTGGTTTCGTTGATGGCAATTATACAATCGAGACATCTTTGATGGTAATGTCCAAACTTTATAGATGGTCCGTATCCCATAGATTTCATCATAGAGAATATGGATACCACCCAGCTCATACAAGCTTGAAAATGCAAGTTCACGTTAGCCGTTCCTTTCGAGTAAGCTATTAGTGTGTCGGTGGCAATTGATAAAAATGTGCCGAATGTAAACACCATCTCCACATTTCCTCCCCTGGATATGGCTGTTGTGGCAAGGCGATGCTCCACAGACCCGGATATCTCTGCATCAGATGGTGTCAACAACTCTGGGCTTAGATCAGTCACCGACTCCAATATGGTTCTTATGCACCTGCTCAAATTGGAATCTCTTTCGGTGGCCCAGCCTATCAGAGACTGGAGTTGTGCACATTTTTTTAGAAGAGGGGCAGAGAAGCTGGCAACTTGCTTTCCATAAGATTGGACTTTGTCATGAGTTCGAGATCCTAGATAAGGAACTGACTCCCCAATTCTCTCACCTCTCATCCAAGATTTGAGGGGAAGAGTTGTTGTTTCTTTTATCAAGATGTATCCTTTTTCCGGGTTTGGATGATCCTGACAATGCATTCCTGATGTCATCTTGAAGCATTCAAAAGGGTACGGGACAGTGACTCCTGTTATATCCGGTCTCTTCCATGTTGTTTCCCTCATTAGCTGTGCATTTCTTCTGGAACAGTCCAATATGTTGATGTTTAAATTCCCTTTGTAGAAAATCGAATATATCACACTGTTTATGTAGTTAGTCTCACTTTTGGTAACCCGTCCAAGCAGGTTATCTCCTTCTTTAGCTGCAATCTTAACCAAGGTACCTGTTTTGTTCAACTGTTCCATCACCTGCTTTGCCCTACCGACTAGAGTGGATTCAAGTATGGAATGTGCTATTATGGGATTAAGAGGGGTCATCTCGGCCAAAGCTTCAGTGAGATCCTTTTGATCTTTATCGGCCATGGATATGAAGGTGTTCACATATGGGTTGACAATCCAATCAGCGGCCTGTATGAACCTGGTTACTGACGACTTGACGATGTCTCCAGGTGTAGTAGGAACTAACAAGTTTAAACCTGCAGGATTGGAAAAGAGATACTCCAGGTTCAGCTGAGGGTTGATTTGAGGGCTCAAGAAGTTGTTAACATAAAAGTGCTCTTGACGATTCAAATTGGGGTAAAAAGATTTGATGATAGCTAGACATTCCGTGACTGGATCGGGAAATCCCTTCACTAAATTTTGGCAAAGGAAGCCGATGGGGAAACCTCCCAGGACTTTGGGAAATATGCAAAGAGCCAATAGCAAGTTGTTATCCTTAGTAGATACCGCCCTGATCTTGTCATCCTGGAGTCCGAATTTGACTTCAGTTGGTGAGGGAAAGCCTGGAACCAAAAACCTGACAGATTTTAGTCCTTTGATGAGATCAGGAACAGAAAAACCCAGGTATGAATATGTCAACATATTGTGTATGATTGATACCATCCAAAAGGATTGCATAAAGAACGGAACAAGAGGATTAAAATCAGAAGCACAGGCAGCGGATCCGTTTGCAACTACAGAGGACAATGCGGTTTCTGTTGTTGGAAATCCCTCATTGCTCATAGGGAACATCCTGCACATTTTCTTTTGGGACATAGAGCGAGGGCATCCGTTGAGGATTATAAATTTTCCATAAATGAAGAGGGAGGTGGATACCCAGGTTTCCTCTTTCTTGAGAGGAGGGCCAACCAGCTTCAAAACCTGATCCATTCTATCCAAAATCCTATCCATTTCTTCATTGATGTAATTCTCTGATGCCTTTGAATCAAAATGGATGATAAGGACCTGATTGTCTCCCTGCCCCATTAAAGAAAATTTGTGAGGAAATTTGCTCATGACGTCTATTAAAATGCATACAGTGAAGATGGTCCACCCCTTTTGTCTCAAACCCTCAACTCCTCCCAGATGACCCTCCCATACAAAATCACTATTTTCTAGACAAGCTGTTCCATCAGAGTTCACGACGGTTTTGGGGATGACCGTTCCATCTGCAAGGTACATTTGAGATTTGGTGAACATTTCGTGCGTCCTGGCTATACAGTTGCGGAATCCGAACAGAGCGTCCATCGATGAAAATATCTCCTTGGTCTCTTCCTCTCTCATAAAGGAATTCCACTTTTGGAAGTCGATGTTAATAACTGCATTCACAGTTCGTCTGATACCCTCCTTGTCCAAATCTGCCATATCCCTAGTTTTGTCATAAAATTTCTTTGAAAGAGTTAAGGAAGAGTCCATCATTGTTATCTGTGGAAAATAAGGAACAATATACTCCGCAATTATCGCTTCTGTGAGTACAATGTACATCCTTTTCTTGAGAGTAGAGAGCCCAAAAAATCTTGCAATTATTTTCATCTCTCTCTCTTTTGGGCACAGTCCAAAAACTGTTTCTTCCTGGCCAAAGCCATTTGCATCAATGTCGCTCAAAAATTTGATAGGATCGTTTAATTGTGATTTCAGCCATTGGACTATCACTGCTTTATCCGTAGCCAGCCCTATATTGTTATGCTTATTTATTTGCTCAACTAACTCGTCTATGCCTAAAGACAATGCTTTGTCTGATATCAAGTTTGAAATGTTCAATTTGTCTGAGAGAACAAAGGTTGAGTCAAATGAGACAAGACTCCAGTCCTGTCTGTTATAAAATTTTGTAACTAGAGATAAACAGGAGTTGGTCTCATAAGCTCGTCTTATTACGTTAAAAGTGGACAGCCTGGTTACATCCAGTTTGGGCCAGAAGCCTTTTTTTGCTCTGTAATTCAGACAAAATTGTTCCTTGAAAATACAGGCTATTTCTTTTGTTTTTTGTCTGTTTATGACCTTCCTCTGGCAGGCTATCTGTTTTAACTTCACAATTCCTTCTCGAGGGTCGATGTTGGGATGCCCCCAGGTTCTGAATATGCCAAATGCTTGAGACACTTTATGGGTGTTCTTCTTGAATAACTTTAACAAGAGTTCTTCCAGTTGGGCCAATCGTAATTGAATATCCGGGATCATATGGGAGGATTCGTCAATCACCGACGCTACAATATTCCCCAGGAAGTCTTTGCTCCTTTTAAGCAAATCGGTTGTATACTTTAGCATGATCCCGGTGCATACTGGTTCCCATTTTGATAAAATGTCAAAAGCATGATTCTTTGTCATAGACAGTATTTGATCCCCCCAAGAATGTAGTTGATACAGTTCTTCATGAGAGAGATAATGATTAAATCCTATTTTTTCTCCTATAAACCCAGACAGACTTAGATTGAATCTCTGTAGAAAAATATCCGCAATCATGAGCAGATGGTCCCTGGTTCCGACGATTATTTCCCCAGACTTGGTTTTTAACAGAAACATGTTCCGAGATACCGACATGCTAATGCGCTCTGCGGATAAGGTCCAGATTTCTCTTCCGTCTCTATTTCTAACCCATTCGGGTTTCTGACCTTCCCATCTGGTAGAGTTTGACAAATGATGTGTCCCAGTTATTATAACTGCCTGATGTAAAATGCAGTACCACCAATAGTAGTGCTTGATTATGAATGGTAAGGATTTGGAAACCATCACAGAATTCTCCAAAAGCACATGAAGGGACTCAGTCAGATTAGGAGTCAGGTCCCCATTATCTGGTTCACCAGAACGTGGGAGGTCAGCCTCTATCGGACAATATTGTAGTTCTACGTTGCGGAGAGCAACCTGAACTCTTTTCTCTAACATTTGAGAGAATGTTACACATGATGATATTGGGGCCAATTCAGACTTGATAGCATTGAAGCATGATGCATCCATTATAGAAAATGATGGTATTGAGGGATGATCTTTCATCAAAGAGCGCAAGTCATAAACCACGTGTTTGATCCCTGGGTTGAGATTCTTGGGCACAGGTTGTGAAGAATTTAGTAGTTTTATATTGTTTTTGATTGCCTGCAGTACATGAATTCTTACAGGGGAATCCAGATGGGTCGGCAGGAGACTTGGAATCTTGGGAGAGTCCTCATCCTCTCCAGAGTAGAAGTCATAATCCATGGACAGTGATTGTTTTTTCGTCGGATTAATTGAATAAAAGCGATTTGATAATGCCTAAGCTGAAAAGTTAGAAATAAGATTACCGGAACTCTCGCAAATGTGACTTTTTTGATATCAAGATTTAGTGACGTATAGGTTTTAGTAATTATTTGATACAAGAAAATGTTTATTTTCTTTGCCTTATTTAGGGGTCATGTGAATGGTTGAATTTATCCCGCATATAGCTGGGACAAAGGACGATGCGTCTTTGTTCCATGACGCAGACCCGGGACCAATCACATGATATGCTGTAAGAAGTAAGATGATGTCTATCAGTAAATTTATTATTATAACCCACTTCATACATGATTGACATCCTGGTTTCGGGACCTTACTCCACCCTGTTCCGAGCTTCTCGACCCATCCACTCTCACCTTTTTCGACTTGGCTAAGATTTGAATGGTAGTCCATATTGCCAAAAAAGTAACAATCAAGATCAGGAAGACGAGGAATATGTTGAATAAATGATTATGAGATGAGGGGAGCTCAGTTGACGACCCCCCAGATACTGAGATGTTACTGACAAAAGAAGTGTCAAGAGGAACAGAGTGTGTGCCGTTAGAAACGAGTGAGTTAAAAAGGTCTTCTGCCTCCTGGTCATAGAGCGAATTCATTCCTATGATTGCAGCCCAGAAATTTATCAATATATGATTTTTTTGAAGTCAGATGATAAGATGGTTTTATAAAATATATTTAATTTTCTTTGTTAAAATGCTTTAAGATCGACCTTATTCAACTTGATCTTTTCCTCTTTCAACGCATTAGATTTCCTCTTTAACGAAGCTCGACTTATTATCCCATAAAGGGGAATCACTATATGAGATATCAGGTAGAGAAACACCAGTGCTCCTATTCCTAAAAGAGTCCAATGAACCAGATCCTTGGAAGAATTGCTGAAGGAGTGCCATGTTTCCTTTAACGGGGTTGCCACATACTCATCAAAGGATCCTGAAACTGAAGCCGATGAGATTCTGGAAGACAAATCCTGTATTCTTTTGTCTTCCGATTCCTGTAAAGTCACAGTCCAAGAAAGCTCTTGAACGGTATGCATCTCATCACGGGAGAAGTATAATGATTGATTACTCATAGGGTGCAAATAAGTGCCTGCATGATCATTGACCACCAGGTCTTGTATTATATCATAACCCTCTTGAGGTAAGGTAGGGATAACAAAAGAGGCAACTGCCATGGCTTTAGATTCTTTAGGGTTGGTGGATAATAGTTCGCCTGTCGAGGCCCTTAACCAATGAGGCTGGCCTTTTATCATTAGCTTCATATAAACACCTTCTATAACAGGAGGACGGGGGATACAGGCATTAGACAACCTTTTGCCATGAATAATCTTAAGCATGTTGTTATGGAAAATCCCTTTTACTTTTTCTAAAGGATACAGGTAATTTGCAAATATGTCGGGATTGTCCCACAGATGTATAAAAGCATTGTCCCACAATTGTGCCTTAACTTTGCAGAATTCATAATTGATGTCCTTTCGCAAGAATTTCAGTTCAGACCATATTTGATCCAATCCATATTGAAGCTCAGCTCTGGAGTACGATCGTTGTAGCTTATCCAAATGAGTATCTCTTACTTTTCTAGCTTTTGGAGTTTGGTGAATTAACGATCTAAAAGGCTCTTGCTCTAGAGCAGTCAACATTCCTTTATCAAGCTCACCGCTCTTGGGGAATCTGGTAGCGTTGTTAACAGAAGATATCCCGATTAGATAACCATCGGCACTTTCACGAACAGGGACTCCAGAAATGTTGCATCTAACTTTGGTCTCTGAGACTCTCCCCCGAAACCAAAAGGACAACATTTGTTCAGGCAGGGTCACGTAGGAGTCTTCATCATGAATGTCAGATAGGTTGGAAGGAGGGAGGGACAAAACGCCGGGAGCAATCAATTTTAACTTAGCAGCACACTCATTGATGGTGATATTATGAAAAGCCAGACCAAACTGTTTTCTTTGATGGATGCAGTGGTTTCTGCCTGTCACTCTGCAGGCAGATCCTACTCCTGGGTTCACAACAGAACCATCTGAGTTGATCTGCATGCTAATTGAGGATATTATAAACCTTATTGATTCCACCTTGGTTGTGGAAAATAATTTGCAGGAATATTCCTCAGGCTCTGGCCAAATTTTTGATTCTCCTGGATTGATAGATTTTAAATATAATTGGCATCCAACAGGTCCACAAGCCTTGGATATTGTGTTCTCGTCATCAGCGGTTAACAGCAATTTCCTTTTCTGAATTATCATCCTATCATCACTTCCTAGCAGGGCGCCTTTACATGACGTTACTATCAGGATCTTGTCAAACTTGTAGGCAACCTTGGAATATTCAGAGAAATCCGGTGAGAAAACTGATATAATGGCTGGAATCTGAGTTCTTAACGGTTCACTTGGCTTTTTGCATTGGGGCCTGGAGGGGATAGGATGGTCAACGGACATTGACATATCATAGACTTTGATGTCCCAGTCCTCAGCAGACTCTGGCAAGGCAAAGCAATCCGTCTTTCCTCTGGAGTTCGCCATATCCTCCGAGCCCGTTGTCATAGGGCGAGAACTTGCAGGTTGAATAAAAATTGAAAGTATGCCAACCACGAAGGGAAGAACCAGTGTGGTCCTTTTGGATGGTGCCATGAAGGAATGACGGTTCATTATCGAGAGAATGACCAGGATTTTGAACGTTATTGGAGTGGCTTGTCTAAATGGTTTGATTTCTTTGCCTGTTAGTATGTTGACTGAGTCTGTGATTTTTTTAAGCTCTATGTGCAAAGAAATTGGTCACTCAGACATAAACGGGGTGTTTTTTTAGGATATGTGTGAAATCCAATACATCAGTTATTCTTGGGTTGTCTAGACAAGATCACTTGTTGATTGACCACCTTGGGAGATGATATTATCTCCAAGCAGTCTGAGGGATGGGATGGTGCCAAGGCACGAGCCTCAACAACGGCATTCTTGGATGATTTACTCATGAATTGTTTCAATTTTTTTACGAATGACACAGACTCATTGGGTTTGCTGGGAGTAAGAGCTTCGATCCCCTTTGCAATATGTGCTGAAACATCTATCTGATCATAACGACCGGTGGAGTCGATTGCATTTTCCAACTCGGAGAAGTAAACAATCCATTCATCCGTACTTGGGGGCAAGAGCGGTACATACCCTTTTAATCTTGCTTCTGCTCTAAAGTTGTCACTGAATTGACAGGCTTGCAATTGGATTCTGGATCGTATTCGTAACTGTTTCACATCAGTAACCTGATACCTAAAACTGCGTTCTCTTATAATGTTCAGTTGAGGGAAGGATCTTGTCTCAATGGGGTATTCCGTGTATCCCCTGACTTTTATAGGACAAACCAATTCAAGAAGTGGACCATAGTGGGGTTGCAGTGAAGAAAACAACTGAGAATGACAACGGAGTGATTGATAAATCAAGGAAGCTATCAGATATTGAGTATTCCGAGTTACTTTTTTCTTGTATGTTACGTCATAAGCAATGGCACAACAAACCCTCCACATAAAAATGGAGTAGTCACATTCGGGTCCCGACAATTCAATAGTACCTTGCAATATTAACGATATTTGTTCTGTGAAATCGGAAATTATGTGTTCTACTTTGTCTATGCGACCTGCGGAGTGAGAAGGTATGTTGTCCGACATTTTGTAATAAGTCTATTATCATTGGAAGCTTGATAGTTGTAATTTGTAAGAAAGCAATATGTTTAAAAATCAGGTATGTAATGGCAGATTGAGTAAAATGTTGTATTTTCTTTGGATGTGATTTTTTATACATCATGACATAATACTGATGGATGAGATTGTGAGGAGGATGCCGTCATCCTAGGAATCGCTGTCACTCAATGATGGAGGTCCATTGCAGTAGGCGGGAGACCCGGTGTTAATGTTTGCTTCCAAGTCAAAACGAACCAAACCGACGGGTTTTCCGTTTTCAAACACGGGGAACACATGCTGGGATGCGATTGCGGACGGGGTCTCGTGCCCTTCAAGGCAGGGGGTGCTGGTCACTCCCTTCAAGTCAACAGGCAGCTGTGCCTGGGTGAGATTGCTGAAATTCGGATCAGATGCATACACATATTGAAAATGATCATCAATGGGTGAGTAAAGGAGGTCTGCCAGTTCCTCATGAAGGGAGTTGGGAAGATTTAAGGGGAACAATAGGATGTCCAGGATGTCTCGACTCATAACATGAATGGCCTTTTTGGTTGGAATTCTTTTAAAAGACATATCTAAGAGCCCCTTGATGTGATAGTCGGCATGGATGGCAAACCGCTCCATCAGTGCATTCTTTAAAAGCAACCTCTGATTAACCGCCATTAGAATAAAAGATGTCTCGTTGTGGCCTGTGAGATAAAATTGGCGAAAATTTGGGTGAGAAGTAAAATGCAAGAAACAGATTCCTTTTCTTTACCAGTCTTTAAATAGATTTGTGATTTTTTTCAATCAATGCTAAATGAAAGGTATGTGCATTCCGGGTCGAAACATTTATGATGACTCGAATTAATTTTTGCCTTGTCTCAATGTCAAAGTTTCGGGTTGTCTGGGCATACGATTTCCATACAATGATCTGAATTTGGTGTACAACATTTCCCCAGCCTGCTTCACAGATAGTTCGGGATCCACTGGCATCAAGCTGTTTAAAGTACTCCAGTCAACCGCCATAAGAAATTGTAAGGCTGCTGGTTTAAACAAAGCTAAAACATCAAGAGTTTTCTTATGGATGGAAGAAAGGTCCTTGTTGGCCTTAAGGGTTGCTTCGACATCAACCTTGCCCTCTTTGTTGCACACGATTATGTGTGGGTCACACTTGTATCCGGTAATTTGAATGGGAGTTCCTACTGATGAAGAGGAAGGAAGGCTTGAAGCATGATAAGGACTGTTTTTAGCAGCCTTTATGTCTAACAGTTTTGCCTCGGCTTCTAGTTTTGATGTCACAGAGACAACCTTATTCACTGACTCCCTCAATGATTCAACCATATCAGATTGAGATGTAACGTTGTCCTTCACCGCAGACACATGGTGTGTTAAGAGCTCCATGTTATGGGAGAGTATTTCATAACTCTTTGTGCATTCCAATTTCTGAAAACCCGAAGATATATACATTGCCCCTCTAGCCAATGCAGAGAACATTTTGATGTCATCTGGGTTTGATGATCCCACAATCCTAAGGAGGAATTCAGTAAGAAGAGCCGTATTGACCTGGGCTAAAACTCTGAATCCACTCATAATCTCTTTCAGAGTGTCAGGAGCCTTGATCATAATCTGGGCTTTCTCAAAGAAGTAGTGAGGGCTCTCCTTGAGCTGATTGATTTCAGTAAATGAAGTCCAAGAGTCAAGAAAAGCGATTATCTCCCGAGAGGAGGAGACATTCTCCTTGGGGGATGATGCATTTCCAAATATTTCCTCGCTTATTGTGGGCATGTTGCATACAGTATCCGCATCCAGTTCAGAGTGTAAGGTGGTTGGTTCTCCTGCGTAGAAGTCACGCATAAGTGAGTTGTAGCTTGTAACAGAATCCAACTCCAGGGTGTCAGGACCCTCTGCAATGGCTTGATCATCTTCTGAGCCAAAGGGAGACTCTGCCGGGGCACACTTGTCAGCATTATAAACGTGAGCGGCTGCCCCCATTACACAAGGTTGGAAAGTGCACATGGACATGTTGAAGAAGTTTGTATTTCAAGTTAAAAAGACCTGGGTAACTGAAAATTGTCGAGCTTAAATTTCTGATATTGTCGTAATGCCAATTTGTTTGGTTAGAAAAGTGTTTTATTTTTCTTTGTGATTTTTTATAAATCTACAATAATGGCACTTTGGTTTGATTGTATTGTCATGGTTGTAAAGAGTACCTGGGACCAGCTCGGCTTGGTTGACAGCGTGCTTAGAAGGGCTCGTCTGGCATGCGGGGGGTTGTTTGACCAAAGACACTGGTTGCATCCTTGGAGAGAGGCTTATCTTGCTCGTATGTATTGGATGACAAGTACTGTTCTGCAACTTGTAGGTCCTGATCAAACAGGTTTCTATTTACAGCACTAGACAACACTGTCATATTCTCAATGTCTTGAGATTTTCCTGCAGCCTTTATAAAGGCTGCACATCTAATTATAAGTCTAGTGTTCAGAGCAGTTCGGAAGCGGTTGAAATAAGCTTGATTGAAAAGCCTCGCGAATCTCCATGTTATTTGGCCTTTCAAATTCAACTCCTGGTCCAGGTATTTTACCTTTTCGGTAACTTTATTGACCACGGTCAGGAACTTAATACATTTGTCTATAGACTCTTTAGTTCGCATGGTGTAAATCAGCTTGCCGAATGCCCCGGTCGTCATATTTAGAGCTACAGCCGCTTGTTCTAGGTGTTTTATAGGGGCAAGGCCAAACATGCCGATGTGGGTCAAACACGAGCCAAACAACAAGCCTTTTACATTCTGATCAGGAGTTGGGGATGACGAAACAAATATTAACTTTGCGCATAGAAGTCCTACTATCTTCAGAACTTCCTTGTCCATACTGTTAAACGGAACCTGCAGCTGAGTTAGAGCATCTTTATGGGGAGGGATTATATCAAGAGTCCATCCGGACACCCCATAGATAGAGCGGAAATGGGGATTGAGCCTGGCTCTCATGGACTTTATCGTAGAAGGCACACTTCGGCACATCAACTTGAGGCTGTGCAGGATCAAAAGTCCGACAACTGCATGATACAAGCGATGCTCTTTGGTAATAGTTCCCTGATCTGCCACGGATAGCAATTTCTGGGTTAAGGACTCCCAAAATTGGGTTATGCTTTTTGCAGGAATCTCATTCATTATCTCCGAAGTGGGGACATCATCTGACCTCATGACGTTTTCCGCCAACCCAGACCTACTATGAGGAGCATCATCATCACTTAGAGACAAAGAATAATCTTCTTTTTGTCCGCTGATGGGTCCCGCAACATTTTGATCTAAAATGGCAGGGGATCCAGAAATTGGGATTCCGTCCTCACTAAGAAACTCCTCAAATAGAAGAGTGTCCAAATTGGAAGGGTTTGGCATGGCTAACAAAGCGATTGTCATATCTGCATAGATATCGGAATAAATGTCGTTCATTCCGCTCAAAAACTTGCATAGGTTCATTTGAGATGCCTTGATAGATCCCATCGATGGGTGCTTGTATTTGCTTTTGGGAGCAAAACTTTTCAAAAATAGACCGTCGGTCCAATCTGTTCGTTCAGCTGCCTCCTGTGATCCCGATGGACATTCCGCAAAGAATGAATCTATTGCTGCATGCGAATCGAGAGAGACATTGTAATCAATGTCGAGTTTTACATTAACTCCAGATTTGGTATGATCAAATTGTATGGACTGCATGACGTGATGTTAAGTAAATTAATGCCGGGTTTTTGATTAAAATTGGAATGTACAAAAGATGATATGTCGAGATGTTAAGTACTGGATTCGAGTCAAAGTAAACACAAATGGTTAAAAAGGACGGGAAAAAGCGAAGTATGGGTATGCAACACAAGAAAAACTGTGAACAAAAAAAAGAACAAGTACGTTCGGTGGGTTGTAAGAACTTGTTTATTTTCTTTACCCGTTTTTTTAACATCTCTCTTCCCCACAAACACAATTTTTA